GAAAATCTTGTCCTCGTTGTCAGGAGATAATAGCATAATGGCTGGATTAAGTGCATCAGGATTAAAAACACAGATCAGAAGTTACACTGAGACTGATTCAAATGTTCTAACAGATGCTGTTTTAGAAAATATAATATTAAACGCACAATATAGAATATTCAGAGATGTGCCTATTGATGCGGATAGAAAACAAGAATCAGGTAATTTAATCACAGGCCAAGAAACGATAAACGCTCCAGCTGGGTGTCTCTTTATAAGAGGAATACAGGTTTATGATTCTACTTCAGAAATAACTGGTCCCAACGTGTGGTTAGAAAAAAAAGATATAACTTATTTACAAGAATACGTATCTTCGACTGCATCAGCTAAAAGAGGTCAACCTAAATATTATGCTATGTTTGGTGGTGCAACAGGAGAATCTGATACTACATCTGGAAGAATGATGTTTGCTCCAGTTCCTGATACAACTTATAAATTTAGAGTGCACTTTAATGTAATGCCTGCGTTATTGGAGAATAATGATACTAATTATATAAGTTTAAACTTTCCAAATGGACTATTATATTGCTGCCTATCAGAGACATATGGCTTTTTAAAAGGTCCGATAGATATGTTGACACTATACGAAAATAAGTATAAACAAGAGGTACAGAAGTTTGCTAACGAGCAAGTTGGTAGAAGACGAAGAGATGACTACACTGATGGCGCTGTTCGTATACCGGTAACCTCAGCAAACCCTTAATAGGAGATTAATTATGGCAATAACATCGGCAATTTGTACAAGTTTCAAACAAGAAATTTTAGTTGGAACACATAATTTCACTGCATCAAGCGGTAATACTTTTAAAATAGCTCTGTACACAAGTGATGCATCTTTAGGTGCAAGTACAACAGCTTATTCAACATCAAACGAAATATCAAACACATCTGGATCTGCATATTCTGCGGGTGGTGCAACTCTAACAAGTGTTACACCAACTACTTCAGGAACAACTGCGATATGTGATTTTGCCGATGTAAGTTTTACATCAGCTACTTTTACAGCAAATGGTGCGTTAATATATAATGATACGCAATCAGATAAAGCCGTTGCTGTTATAGCATTTGGTGGAGATAAAACTGTAACTAGCGGAACTTTCAGTATTCAGTTTCCAACAGCAGACGCATCTAACGCAATAATTAGAATAGCGTAAGGAGTGGCAACGGATGTCCGTTGACAGAACATATACGGTTACGGTCGTTGGTGGCAATCCTTCAAATCACCCATATTATAATCAAGGTTCATCTAATAAATACGGAATTGATGGCTCAACTGCTACAGCAGACGTAACTTTAAATTTAGTTGAGGGCGGAACTTTTCGTTTTGATCAATCAGATGCATCAAACGATGGACACCCACTAAGACTTTCTACAACTCCAAACGGTACACACTCAGGAGGCAGTGAGTATACAACCGGCGTGACCACCAATGGAACACCAGGTCAGGCTGGAGCTTATACACAAATAGAAGTGGCTGCTGATGCACCGACTTTATATTATTATTGCACTAATCACTCTAAAATGGGTTGGACTGCAAACACTGTTAATGAAGATGTGTGGGGTGCAGGAAACTGGAGTGCAAATTTATGGGGAATAAGTGAGGCCTTCACAACTGGTTGGGGTTCAAAATCATGGGACTCATCAGGTTCGTGGGGAGATATGGGAGATGAAACAGTTTTTCCAACAGGTTTTGGTTTAACCTCATCTATTGGATCAGTTACAATAGATGCAGAAATAAATTCTGGATGGGGTAGAGCAGCTTGGGATGATGATGCTTGGGGTATTCAAGGAGATGTATTATTAACAGGTCAAGAAGCTACAGCTTCTGTTGGATCAATTAGTCCTGCCGATGTAATGGGATTAACTGGTGTATCATCAACAGCAAGTGTTGGATCACCCACGATTATAGGAGATATAACTGCATCGTTAACAGGTCAATCTGTGACTGCATCTGTTGGGTCAATTACTATCGCAGAACAAATAATAGGATTAACCGGAGTCGCTGCAACATCAAGTGTGGGATCTATATCTCCTGCCGATGTTATGGGTCTAACTGGTATTTCGGCAGAATTTAGACTTGGACAAACAAATCAAAATAGTAATCCACTTGTAAGTTTAACCGGTGTAGAATCCACTGCTAGTGTTGGAACATTAACACCTGCAGATGTAATTGGATTGACAGGAGTCTCAGCAACTGCTAGTGTTGGAACATTAACACCCGCAGATGTAATGGGTTTAACAGGAGTTTCCGCGACTGCCTCTGTGGCTGGATTTGGAACTGCAACTGGCTTTGGAATTCAAGCGTATCAGGCTATTGACACAGGTTCGAATACATCGTATACAGAAGTAACAGGAAAAGCGGCATAAGTTTAGGAGATTTATTATATGGCATCAACATACACACCTTTAGGGGTAGAACTTCAGGCAACTGGTGAAAATGCTGGTACGTGGGGGACAAAAACTAATACTAATTTACAAATTATAGAACAAATTTCTGGTGGATATACAACACAAGCAGTAACAAGTGGTGGAACAGTAGCATTATCTGTTTCAGATGGATCAACTGGTGCAACTTTATCTCACAGAATGATTGAGTTTACGGGATCATTATCTGATAATGCAATTGTTACAATACCTATAGATGTACAAAACTTTTATTTTTTAAGAAATTCAACATCTGGTGCATATACCGTACAGTTTAAATACGCATCAGGCAGTGGTGATTCATTTACTTTTGCAACAGATAACAAAGGAGATGCTGTTGTGTTCGCCACAGCGAACGATGGCACAAACCCAGATATTGACACTCTGCCAGCTGGAGATGTAACACTTACTGGGACACAAACTTTAACAAACAAAACTTTAACAGCTCCAAAAATCGCTGATGCAGGTTTTATTGCGGATGCAAATGGAAATGAACAAGTTATTTTTCAAACCACTTCTTCAGCAGTAAACGAAGTAGAAATTACAAACGCAGCTACAGGTAACGGACCAATCATAGGTGCGAGTGGAGAAACTAACGTAGATTTAAATTTAAACCCTAAAGGTTCTGGTGTTTTAAAATCAGGATCAGCAGCAGTTAAAATTGCAGGAAAAGAAACTATTTGGGTTCCTGCTTCTGCTATGTATGGTGCTACAACTAATGGTGCTGATGCACAGCAAGTTGAAACAACAGCTACAAGACCTGACATGAAGGTGTTAGACTTTGATGCAGGAACAGATGAATTTGCACAATTTTCAATAGCGATGCCTAAATCATGGAATGAAGGGACATTGACTTATCAAGTGTACTGGTCACCAGGTTCAACTAATACAGGAGACTGTATTTTTGGATTACAAGCAGTCGCTTGTGCAGATAACGATACGATAGATGTTGCTTATGGAACTGCAGTAAACGTTACAGATGCTGGTATAGGAACAGTTGAAGACCAACAAATCTCATCTGAAAGTGGCGCTGTTACAGTTGCAGGATCACCAGCAGCTGGTGAATTAACTTATTTTCAATTATTTAGAGACGCAAACGCTGGTGGAGATACTTTTTCAGCCGATGCAAGAGTGCTCGGAGTTAAAATATTCTTCACTACAGATGCTGCTAACGACGCATAAGGAGTTTAGAATATGAGAAAAATACCTGGAGAAAATTTAACCGCAAACGGTAAATCAAGTAAAAACAAAACACCATCAAAAGGTAAGACTATGTTTGGTTACAATGTCTTAGGCTTTGGTGCCGGAGGTTCTGTTTTTTCTCCTTTTGACGCTGACTATTTAATTGTAGCTGGAGGCGGACCAGGAGGCTCATCACCGTCCGGTGGGGGCGGAGCTGGCGGCCATAGAAGCTCTTTTCCAGGAGGAACAAAAATTACATTAGATGCAGCAGTAATTCCAATTACTGTTGGAGCTGGGGGACCAGCTGGTTCTGGAGCAAGTGGAACAGGTACTGCTAGAGGTGAAAATTCAGTGATAGGTTTAGTTGCTGGTAATCTGCAAGCTAGTGCAGGAGGAGCTGGTCAAAATACTTCTACCCTCGGCCCTGGCGGATCTGGTGGCGGATCTCCTCACCAAGGGTCAGGTGGAACTGGAAATGCAGGTGGTTATAGCCCACCCGAAGGAAATAATGGTGGAGATTCTGGCGGAGGAAATTATGGCGGCGGCGGAGGCGGCGGAATTGGCGGTGCTGGTTCAAACGCAGGCCCAGGATCTGCTAGTAGCGGTGGTGCTGGTGGTAACGGAGCAGCGAATTCAATAACAGGTTCTGCAGTAACACGAGCCGGAGGCGGCGGAGGTGCAGCCTGGAATACGGGAGGATCTGGCGGAGCCGGTGGGACTGGCGGAGGTGCTGCTGGAACTAAAGGACCAAACGCACCAAAAGCGGGAGCAGGCACTGACGGACTTGGCGGTGGCGGAGGTTCATCTGGATATGGACCTACTGGTGGTCAAGAAGGTGGTAACGGAGGATCTGGTGTTGTAATTATAAGAATCGCAGCGGCAGATGCACCTGGAGCCTTAGCTGTAGCACCTGGAACAAATTCAATAGCCACTGACGGTGGAGATAAAGTTTGCACATTCACTGTAGATGGGACATTAACATTAGGGTAAGATTATGAAATTTTTTTGTAAATTAAAACCCTCAACAAAAGAAGTGTTACAAGTTAGAGTAATCGGTGACGATGTAGCTGGAGAAGACATGTCAGTACAGGGTGAACAACACTGTGCTAATACTTATGGTGGAGAATGGAAACAGTGTTCTAAAGATGGTTCTTTTAGAAAATGGTATCCTGGAAGAGGTTGGTTTTATAGAGAAGATTTAGATGCATTTGTTGCAGCGCAACCCTATCCGAGTTGGACATTAAATACTACAACATGTGTATGGGAACCGCCTACACCACAACCTTTTGACCCTGAAAATCCAGCTGTATATAATTGGAACGAAGATACTCAAAGCTGGGATCAAGTAACCTAAAATTGACACATAAAAAATATTAATATATAAGGTATCTATAAAAGATATAGATACAATGAATTTTATTAAACACGCGTATTATGCTTATCCCAAAGCACTACCTAAAAAAATATGTGAGGAAATAATTAAAGAGGGCGAATCTAAACAATTAAAATTTTCTTCAACATTTAAAGAAACATTAAAGAAAAATAGAAAAGATTATAAATCCATAAATGATCTTAAAGTTAGAAATTCTAAAAATAGTTGGTTATATCCTTTTTGGATATACAAAGAATTAAAACCATACATAGAGGCTTCTAACAAATTAGGTGGATGGAATTTTGATTATAATATTATTGAAAATTTTCAATTCACCAAGTATGAGGGAAATCAAAAACAACATTATACTTGGCACGCAGACAATGCAACTCCAGATGAAAATAACCAACAAGTTAGGAAATTATCAACTATACTCATGTTAAGTGATCCTAAAAAATTTAAAGGTGGAGACTTGGAATTTTATGATTATACCCCACCTAAAAGTAAAAACAAAATATTAAAAACAGATCATTTAAAACATCAAGGAACAATTATAACTTTTCCATCTTTTGTAATACACCGAGTTCTTCCAGTAACAGAAGGCATAAGACATAGTTTAGTTGTTTGGCATAAAGGTCCACCACTAAAATAGGAGAAATATGAAAACATATAAAATAGTACGTAATGCAATACAAAAAGATATTTGTAAATTTTTAGAAACTTATTTTTTAGAAAAAGAGAAAGTAGCTAAACTGTATCTTACGACAGAATTTATATCTAGATTTAATAAAGAATATGGAGGATTTAATGATCCTCAGGCACCAGGGGCATACTCTCTTTATGGATCTACAGCTGGAGATATAATCTTAAAACAATTAAAACCAAAAGTTGAGAAGATTACAAAAACTAAACTTTATGAAACATATTCATATATGAGAACTTATAACCAAGGAAATGAATTAAAAAAACATAAGGATAGATCTTCTTGTAAAATTTCTACCACTATAAATTTAGGAGGAGAAACATGGCCTATTTTTATTCAAACAGATCCAAATCAAGGATCAAAAAATATAAGAAATAAAGATGAGAGAATTGAAAATTATATACCTGGAACTAAAAAAGGCACTAAAATTATTTTAAAACAAGGAGACATGTTAGTCTACAAAGGGTTTGATTTAGAACACTGGAGAGAACCATTAAAAAAAGGTAGATGCTCTCAATTGTTTTTACATTATATTGATGTCAAAGACCCTGATGCACAAAACAAAAAATACGATGGCAGACATATGTTAGGTATAGATGTCTTAATTAAGAAAAAGAAAAATGATTAATTATAAATTTTATTATTGGGGTCCATTACTTTTTAACACACATATTGAAAAAGAAAATTTAAATAAGATTAAAAAATTATGTAAGAAAAATGTAAAAAAATCCCACATAACAAATTTAGCAGGTGATATTAAACATGAGTACACCATAAACGCAAATAGTTTAAATAAAATTCTTATGCCTTATATGCAAGTATTTAGACATGCATACAAACAGTGGTATAATAATGACTTATGTGAAATAGAAGTTTCTGATGCGTGGGTTAATTATATGCAACCTGGGGATTATAATCCAATTCACATTCATAAAAACTGTGAATTTTCAGGTGTAATATATATTGATATTCCAAAAAAATTACACAAAGAAATAAGTGAATATAAAGGAACTGTTGAGGGACCCGGAACAATTGTATTTTTGTATGGAGAAGATGCTAAACATTGTCAAACAATGAAAACTTTTGTGCCAGTAACAGGAGACTTTTACATGTTTCCTTACATGTTAAGGCACGCAGTAAATCCACATAAATCAAATTGTGAAAGAGTTTCAATCGGAGTTAATTTTAATAGAAAAGGAGTAAAATGATAACACAATACGAACATAACAAACTAAAAGAAAAGATAACAGAGTTAGAACAAACGGTTCAAGATAAAGAGCTTCTTTTAAAATCTGAACTTGAAATGAATCGATTTTTAAAAACTCACATAGAGTCTTTAAAAATTACTCTTGAATCAATAGCTCAAATAAATAAATCTTTAGCTCAAAAATTAGCTAAAGAAAGAGTTTTGTTTTATGATAAATTAAATAAATTGCATGAGTAAAAATAAGATTTTTCTTTTAGAGGATGAAAATTTCTTATCTAACCAACACAAAAAAACTATAAAAAAGTTAATAGAAAAATCAGAACTTCCTTTTTATGTAGGGCCTGCTTTTGGAAAAAAAATTAATTACCCTTATCTCTGTCATACAATATTAAGAAGACCAGAAGATAGAACAGAGACTAATTCTGTCTATGGTTCTAAATATGCAATAGAGACTAATTTTAATTCTAAATATACAGACATTTTTTTAGAACTTCTTTTTGCTTTTTGTGACAAGAATAAAATACAAATTAATAAAGTGTTTAGAGTGGCTGTTAATTTAACTTTTAATATTGGTATTGAAAGGTGCCCTACGCATCGTGATCATGATTTTGACCACAAACAATTAATTATCTACTTAACTAATCCAGACAAAAACGCTAAAACTGTTTTATTAGATAACAAAAAGATAGCTCATGAAATTACCCCTAAAAAATATAAGGGGGTTTTGTTTGGTACATGTGATCATTATATGCTTTACCCTAAAAAAGGTGCTCGTATAATAGCCGTTTATACGTTTGATTAAAGCTTAAAAAGCTTATATAACCGGTAATTATGCTACAAAAAATAGGTTTTGCCCCAGGAATTAATAAACAAGTTACACCCACAGGAGCAGAAGCTCAGTGGATTGACTGTGATAATGTAAGATTTAGATATAGTTTACCTGAAAAAATAGGCGGATGGAATCAATTAGGTAATGTTAATGAAAATGAATTAACTGGAGCAGGAAGAGGGTTACATCATTTTTTAAATAGTTTATCTCAAAGGTATGCAATCATAGGAACAAATAGAATTTTATACGCTTTTCAAGGAGGTGTATTTTATGACATCCATCCTATAAAAACCACAACAACACTTACTAATGCGTTTAGCACAGAAAATGGTAACTCATCTGTAACAATAACTTTTTCAACATCTCACAACATTAATATAAATGACATTATATTATTAGATAACTTTACAACTATAACAGGATCTAATTTTGGAGCTTCTGATTTTGACAATAAAAAATTTATGGTCACATCAGTTCCTACGGCTACAACATTAACGGTTACCATGCCGTCTAATGAAACAGGATCTGGTGCAGCAACATCAGGTGGCATTAGAGTGCAACATTACTATCCAGTAGGCACACCTGTTCAAGAAAAAGGTTATGGCTGGAGTCTTGGAACTTGGGGTGGAGAAGCATCTTCTGCTGTCACTACAACTCTTAATGGAGCATTAGGAGATGATGCATTCGGAACAGGTGGATCAGGAACATCAATTGTTTTAGCAGATGCTACACAATTTCCTGATACAGGAACAAATTTTATAAAAGTAGGCACAGAAGAAATTTCGTACACGGGAGTTACAGGTGGCACGACATTAACAGGGATTATAAGAGCAGTTAGAGGAACAACTAGAGCATCACATAGTGATGGAGCGACTGTAACTAACACAAGTGATTTTACTGCATGGAGCCAACAAACATCCGAAGGTCTTGCATTAGATCCGGGCATGTGGTCACTAGATAATTTTGGTGATAAAGCAATTTGTTTAATTCATGATGGTCCAGTATTTGAATGGGACTCTTCTGCATCAAATGCTGTTAATACAAGAGCAACAATTATATCTGGCGCACCCACAGCATCAAGACACATGGTTGTATCTACACCTGATAGACACTTAGTATTTTTTGGAACAGAAACAACTATTGGAGATCCAGGAACTCAAGATGATATGTTCATTAGATTCTCGGACCAAGAGGATATAAACACTTACACACCAACAGCAACCAATACAGCTGGTACACAAAGACTGGCCGACGGATCACGAATCATGGGTGCTATAAGAGGTAAAGATGCAATTTATCTTTGGACAGACAATGCTTTATTTACACAACGTTTTGTCGGTCAACCATTTACTTTTGCCTTCTCACAAGTTGGAACCAACTGTGGATTAGTAGGACAGAACGCATGTGTTGAAGTTGATGGCACTGCATACTGGATGTCAAAAAATGGATTTTTTAGATATGGTGGTAGATTAGAATCATTACTTTGTTTAGTTGAGGATTTTGTGTATGACGATATAAATTTAACATCAGGTAATCAATTAGTCTCTGCAGGATTAAATAATTTATTTGGTGAGGTAATGTGGTTTTATCCTTCTGGAACATCGGATGTTGTTAACAAAATGGTTTCATATAATTATTTTGACTCATCGCCTCAAAGACCTGTATGGACAGTAGGCACATTAGCAAGAACTATGTGGAGAGATTCTGCCATATTTGGTTTACCCCACGCATTAGAATATGATGCATCAACTGATACTTCTTTTGATGTGGTTGGCAACACTGAGGGTAGAACAGCGTACTATGAACATGAAACAGGCACAGATCAAAATAGAAATGGTACGATAACTGCTATTACTTCAAATATAACTTCAGGAGATTTTGACATTAGTCAGAGAGTGGCTAGAGGACAAACAACAGGCGCAGCTGATCTCAGAGGAGATGGTGAATTTTTAATGAAGATTAGAAGATTTATACCTGACTTTATATCTCAAACTGGAACAACAAGAATAACATTACAATTAAGAAATTTTCCTAATGAGACAGCTTCAAGCTCATCACTAGGTCCTTTTGATATAACATCCTCTACTTTAAAAGTCGATACACGTGCAAGAGCAAGATCTATAGCATTAAAAGTAGAAAACACAGCAGCTAGTCAAAGTTGGAAGTTAGGGACTTTTAGATTAGATATACAACCAGACGGTAGAAGATAATGGCAAAGATAGTGCAAGTATTAACAAGACCCACACAGGAATATGATGTTAACGTGGCTGAATCATTGGTTCGAGACATCGACGGTGTTATAGTAAAATTAAATAGTACGTATCAACAAGAATTAAAAGATGAGGTAGAAGCGTTTAACTTCTTTTTAAATTAATGGCTAATAGTTTTATAAATAAAAAAGTAGATCTAACCACAACAGATTTAACCACTCTATACACTGTGCCAACTGCAAAAACATCTGTGGTAAAATCTATATTGGTTTCTAATGACGCGGGATCTGGTTGTAATATAGATGTTACTTTAGTAGACGCTAGTAGTAATATATTTAATCTGTTTAAAACAAAAACCATAGCAACAATAACCACAACAGAACTTTTAACCAATCCTCTTGTAATGGAAGAGAGTGAGGTATTAAAGGTACAAGCTTCTGACGCGAACGAGCTGCACGTCATAGCTTCAATATTAGAAATACAGCCGCGAGAGGTAACATCATAATGCAAGAAATAAAACCA